GGTGAATTAGCTTTAACTTATGGAACAGGAACCCAAGGTAATCTAGGAGATAGATTATTCATTGGTGAAGGTGGTGTAGATGGTAATGGTGACGCAAATAATATAACAGTTATCGGCGGACAATATTTTGCCGATATGTTGGATCACGTTCCTGGAATATTAACAGCAAGTGGAGCATTAATTGCTGATTCAAATAAAGCAATAGATGAATTAATTTTAGGTAGTGATACTTCAGTAGGCGGAACAATAAAATTTAATGAAGGCACAAATAATGGTGCAGGACATATTGGACTTAAAGCACCAAATAGTGTAACTTCTACAACTACATTTACATTACCTGATGGTGATGGTTCTGCTGGTCAGTTTATAAAAACTGACGGTTCTGGTTTTTTATCTTTTTCAACAGTTGACCAAGCTTTAGATTTAGCAGGTGATACTGGAACAGACACTTATAATACAAGTGAAACATTAACTTTCGCTGGTGGTTCTGGTATGGAAGCAGTAGTTACTGATAATACGGTAACTATAAATGCAAATGCATTAACAGATTCAAATTTATCTGGTAGTGCCGCTATTGCAAATGATAAATTAGCAAATCCTACTACAACATTAGGATCATCTACTTTAACTTTAGGTCAAACAGAAACAGATTTAGCAGGATTAACTTCTTTAGTAATTGATGACATTACAATTGATGGTCAATCATTTACAACTACATCCGCAAATAAAAATATTAATATTTCACCACACGGAACAGGTTCAATAATTGTCCCTAGTGGATATGAAGATAGAGCAGGATTTCAAACTCAATCGCTTGCAAATAAAGCATATGTTGACCAAGTTGCTCAAGGTTTAGATACTAAACCATCTTGTAGAGTTGGAACAACTACTGATTTATCAGCAACTTATAATAATGGAACATTAGGTGTTGGTGCAACATTAACAGCAAATATTAACGGTGCAATATCAATTGACGATATATCATTAAGTGTTAACGATAGAATTTTAGTTAAAGACCAAACAGACGCAACCGAAAATGGAATTTATGTAGTTACAACTGTTGGTGATGGATCAACTGATTTTGTATTAACAAGAGCAACTCCAGAAGACCAACCAGCTGAATTAAGTGGTGGTGCATTCGTATTTGTAGAAGAAGGTACTGTTGGTGAAAACAATGGATATACATTTACACATACAGGTGCTCCAACATTTGGAACAACTGATTTAGATGTAGCACAATTTTCTGGTGCAGGTCAAATTACTGCAGGTGCCGCTTTATCAAAAGATGGCAATACAATAGATGTAGAAGTTGATAATGCTTCAGTTGAAGTTTCAGGTGACGCATTAAGAGTTAAAGCATTAGGTGTAACAAGTGCTATGTTAGCAGGTTCAATTGCAAGTGATAAACTTGCTGATCCTTTATATTTTGCTGACGAAACTTCAACACAAGGATCCGTAAGAGTTGGTGGAGTTTTAGAATTTTTAGCAGGTGAAGGAATTAATACTGTTGCTACTGGTAATAAATTACAAATTGTTGGTGAATTAGCAAGTACATCAAACATAGGAGTTGCGTCTTTTTCTACTGATAATTTTACAGTTACCTCTGGTGATGTTGAAGTTACTACAGTAGATGGTGGAACTTTCTAATGTTTGAATGGATTAGTAAATCTTGGAACAAGTTTGTAGATTCATTTGTAACAGAAGAAAAGAAAGTAAAAACAATTGTTGTTAGAGATTTAAAAGACAAAACTAAAAAAGAGTTAGAAAAAATTGGAAGAAAAATAGGAATAGAATTAGATAGAAGATTAACAAAGACAAAGTTAATTAATAAAATTAAATTTAAAGCTAAATTAAATAGAAGAAAATAATGCCAACACGAATTAAACCATTACGTACAGAAGTAGCAACACGTATTCCATCACTAGGTGTTTTAGAAGTTGGAGAATTAGCTGTTAACATACACGATGGTAAATTTTATTCAAAAACAAGTGCAGGTAATGTTAAAGAAATTGGTGGTGTAGGTGGAATAACATTACAAGAAGTTGTAAATAATGCTGCCATATCTGATAAAGATATTACTTTGAATGGGGCAGATTTGATATTTGAAGGAAATGTAGCAAATGCATTTGAAACTACTTTAACAGTAGCAGAACCAACAGCAGATAATATTGTTTCATTACCTGACGTAACAGGTTTAGCTATAACATCTGGTAATTTAACAAAAGATGGAACAGCAACTGGAGACGCTCTTGCTGGTGAAGGTGACGCCTTAGCATATGGAATAGTTTTCGGAGGATAGAATGGCGAGTACATTTAAAAATGCAGGAATGGCACTTGGTTTTGCTGATACTTCAGCTGCAAATTTATATACAGCTGGTGGTGCTGGACAAGCAGTTGTTCACGCAGTATATATAACTAATAAGTCAGACGCTAATAATGGTTTTGTAGATGTAAAAGTTACAGTAGATGGTGGAACAACATTTAGATATATTGCTAACAAAGCACAAATACCACCTAATAATACTTTAGTTTTGGATAAACCTATAAATTTAGAATCAAATGACATATTAAGAGTAGTGGCACACGCATTACCAGATTCATCAACAACTGATTTAGAAGTATATGCTAGTGTACTGGAAATAAGCTAATGGGAATTTCAATTAAACATAATATAAATCCAAACGAACAAAAATTTAATGGTCTTCGTAGAACGCAAGAAGGTATGCTTTATTTAACATCCGTTAACCCTAATGAAACTGGTGAAATTCAATTTTCAACTTATTGTGAAGACGGAAAATCAGATAATGTACCAAAAGATGGTACAGATTATGTGGAAGAAAGAGATGAAATATTTAATTGTCAGAAATTTACTGGTGATGGTTCTACAACAGCTTTTACATTAAACGCAAATATGGGTACTCTTGGAAGTAGATTATGGGTGGTTTGTGATAATGTAAGACAAGATCCAACTTTAGATTATAAAGTAGATGGAACAACATTAACCTTTATGTTTGCTCCTCCAAGTGGAAAACAAATACAGATAGCACAGTTGAAAAAAAGATATAGAAATAATGATTCAGATACTTTTCAACAATTTGTATTTGATGTAAATACTACAACTACTTATCTTATAAATAGTAATGGAGAGTTGGTTAAAAGAGTAAATCATACAGCTAGTCAAGAGTCAACAGGTGACGATTTCCTCTCTTTTGAAAGTACAACGGCGAGTGTAAATTCATCAACTTATCAAGATGGTATATAAATATAGGAAAACGGATTAACAAATGGCAGATTTCAAATTAGGTAGACTTAAATTTAAATGGAGAGGTGATTGGGGTGTAAGCACTGCTTACGTTGTAGATGATATTGTTAAGTATGGTGGAAATGTTTATGTTTGTGTTGAGAACCATACATCACAAGCTACAAGTGCAGGTTTTGCTACAGATTTAGCAGCTGTTAAATGGCACATACAAACAGAAGGACTTTTCTTTAAAGGTGCTTGGGCATTTGATACTGTTTATAAAGTAAATGATGTTGTTAAATATGGCGGTAGACAATATCGTACTATTACAGCTCACACATCCGCTTCATCTGGTGGTTTAAATCAAAGTAATTTTGAATTATATACAGATGGTTTAGATTTTTTAGGGGATTGGGTAGCTTCAACATTATATAAATTAAATGATGTTGTTAAGTATGGCTCATATCAATATAAAACTACAACAGAACACACATCAACAGCTACATTTGACGAAACAAAATTTAGTATATATTCTGAAGGTTTACAATGGGAAGATAGTTATAACGCTGGAACAACTTACCAAAATGGTGATGTTGTAACCTATGGTGGTTACACTTATGTTTATGTTAATGTTACTGCTTCAGCTGGTAATACACCAACAGACGATACTTATTGGGATGTTATAACAACAGGTTTCAAAGCATTAGGAATATATTCACACGGAACAGCATATAAAACTGGAGATACTATTCAATATGGTGGTAATAATTACGTAGCTCAAACAAATAATACCAACGAATATCCAGCAAATACAGACGGAACCACTAATTCAACTCATTGGACATTAAATCTTACAGGTTTTAATTATAGAGGCACTTATAATGCTGGAACATCTTATATAATAGGTGATGTTGTTAGTTATAATTCAACTGCTTATGTACAACTTCAAGATAGAGTTACAGGTGTTACTCCAGGATCAGACGCTGCTAGGTGGGATATATTATCACAAGGAGATTCAGCTGCCGTAGTTACCACTAGAGGTGACATAATAATTCGGGACAGTTCACAAGCAAACCGATTACCTATTGGTGTTTCAGGTGCTTATATAAAATCTGATGGAACAGATGTCGGCTGGGATGCTACAACTGCCACAGGTCATTTTGTACCACCAGTAGGAACAACAGCTCAAAGACCAGGGTCACCAACAGATGGTGGATTAAGATATAATACATCTTTAACAGGTTTTGAAGGTTATAATGGATCACAATGGATGACGTTAGGTGCAGGTAATCCTTGGTCTACAGAAAGTGCAAGTTTTGCCGCTGCTGCTAATGATAGAGTTTTAGTAGATACATCTAGTGCCGCTGTAACAGTTACTTTACCAGGTACTCCATTATTAGGAGACCAGATTAGATTTCAAGATTTAAATGGAACATTTGCAACAAATAATTTAACTGTTGCTAGAAATGGTAAAGATATAATGAATTTAGCAGAAGATATGACAGTGGATACAAATCACGCTGGATTTGGTGTTATCTTTACTGGTGATACTAATGGGTGGAAAATAATAGAAGTAGCATAATTATTTAATATAAATATTATAAATAGTATAAAAAGGATAGAACATTAATGAGTAATTTATCAAAAATCTTTGGTTCAGCTGGAACAACAACTGATCCACGAAAAGAAGGAATGCCGTTATTTGGTTTATGGGGAGCAGAAGGTAGCGGTAATACAATTACTAACTACCGAGTTTTTGATTCTGCTTTTAGAGATGTAGGGTCACCTTGGGGTGGAGCTACAGGTACTACTTCAAATTATAGATTTGGAATATTAGCGGATGCTTCTCACGCTTATACTAAAGAAGACCACGGTTCAAATTTAATGGCAAACCATACTACTGAAACTTATAGTTCTTATGTAAATTTTCAAAAAAGTATTTACCAAATAGACCAATACCCACATTGTTTTATGTATTCCGCTTCACGTGATGGTCACGTTGCGTGGCAAAGTTATCACCAATTTACATCTTCATATGAGTATCAAGTTGGTTGGACAAAAATAAATCAGGTTCTACCTGAAGGTTGCAGACCTAGACGTATGTTCTGTAATAGACGTTATTCAATGAGAGAAAAATCTGGAAACAATTCTTTAGCTTCTATTGACCATTATGATTACTCTTCTCATTTACTTAACACTGATAACGATTATTGTTCTAGTACTGGATACAACGAAAAAAATAAAATGTTAGTTATGGTTCACTCTGGTAACGAAAGTGATAGTTCTGCTAAGACTGTTCATATTTTTAAATCTTCTAAAGACTTAAATTCAATAGTTAGAATTAAAGAATTTTTTGATAACCTAGAATGGACGGAATACTTTACCGATTCTTGGTCTACACAAAATAACAAAGATTGGGTTACTGTTGTTGGTAATAATTGCTGGGTTGGTTTTGGTTCTAAAAATAGTAACAGTAAGAAATATTGTGCTTTTGATTGTAACCAAAAAGGCGTAGGAGTTGATTTAACAGGTGCAAGTAGAAGATACCTTGATTGGCAAAATTTTGCAGGATCAACAACTACATCTTATGGAGCTAGTTCTGGACACCAATATTACACTAGATTTAATACTACTTGGGATGGAACTTGGGGATTGATTTTTTCTCCATATTACTACTATGGTTGTGGTATTAATGCTTTTGCAATGAGTTTAGAAAACCCACGTAAATTTATTTCTATAAATCAAACAAGAACAGATTATCCAAATCCTTATGTGGCTTGGAACCGTACAGGATTTCACGGTGGAAGTGCCGCTAATACTGATGGTGAATCTTGGCAAACATATAGTTTTTCATTTGATCCAACGGATTCTGACCATACAGTAGATACTAAAGTTTTTATGGGAAGTACTTCTGGAGACTCAACTATGCCAGATAATAATTCTCACGTAGGTGGATCATTTACTAACAAAACTGGAAATTGCAGTTTAGCAAATAGTTACACACAGCTAACTGGTGGTTATTATTCAACTTGTTATCCTGTGATGATGGGAATTAATTGGTGGGGACAATACGGTGCCGCTGACCAAAGTTATGGAGGCAAATAAATAATGGCAATATACTATTTTACAAATGCTGGCGAACCTTGTACACCATTTGAAGAAACTGGTGAAGACCTTATGAAAAAAGGTTTGGCAATTAAAGCTACTGTTCCTGATGGAATTGAGTCTTGGAGATTATCTTATGACACGGCTGCTAAAGCAGTAGTTGTGTACGCTGAAGGTAAAGATGAAGAAGGCGCTATTGCACAAAAAGCAACAGACGCTGCTGCTCAGTTGGTAACAGATAAAGAAAAAACGGACGCTGATACAGCGGCAAGGTTAGAATCATAGAAATGAAAAAATTAATAGGAGAAAACATTAATGAGTAATTTATCAAAATTATTTGGTGGCAGTTCAACTACTGATCCACGAAAAGAAGGACTTCCATTATTTGGTTTATGGGGCGGGTCTGGAGACCAGAATACACAAATGAATTACCGAGTTTTTGATTCTAATTTTAGAGTCGTATCTTCTCCGTGGGCTGCTGTAACTTCAACTACATCAAATTATAGATTTGGAATGTTATCAGATGGTTCTCACGCTTATGCTATGAATGACCACGGTACTGATTTCCATTCTGACCTGACTACTCAAGGTTACAGTTCTTGGACTAATTATCAAAAAAGTATTTACCAAGTTGACCAGTACCCACATTGTTTTCATTACACTGTTTCAAGAGAAGGATTCCCTACGTGGCAAAGTTATCACCAATTTACATCTTCATTTGAGTATCAAGTTGGTTGGACAAAATTAAATATGGTTTTACCTGAAGGAGTTAGACCTAGACGAACATTTACTAACAGACGCCATACTATGAGAGAATTTATGGGAAATAGTGATTGTAATTGTGACTATTATAATTATAGTTCACATTTAGTAGATCCAGCAGTTTATAATTACGCAACTGGTACAGGATATAATGAGAAAAATAAAATGTTAGTTATGATTCACTCTGGAGACGAAGGTGGAAATACTTCCAAATCTATTCATATTTTCAAGTCTTCTGTTGATTTAAATGCTACAACTAGAATTAAAGATTTCTTTGATAACCTAGAATGGACAGAATATTTTACTGACACTTGGACTAATCAGAATAATAAGGATTGGTGCGTTGTTGTTGGTAATAATTGCTGGGTTGGTTTCGGACTTAAACAAAGTAACAGTAAAAGATATGGAGTATTTGATTGTAACCAAAAAGGTGTAGGAGTAGATACAACTGGTGCCAGCAGACAATGGAGTACTTGGCAAGACTTTGCAGGATCAACAACAACATCTTATGGTGCAACACAAGGACATCAATACTACACAAAATTTCAAACAACTTGGGATGGAACTTGGGGAATGATTTATTCTCCATATTACTACTATGGTTGTGGTATCAATGCTTTTGCAATGAGTTTAGAAAACCCTAGAAAATTTATTAATATAAATCAAACAAAATCTAGTAGGGTTAATCCTTATATCGCTTGGGGACGTACTGGATTTCACGGTGGTAAAAGTGATAACTGCGATAGTGAAGTTTGGCAAACATACGCTTTTGCATTTGATCCAAAAGATTCAGACCATACAGTAGATACTAGAGTTTATAAAGGAAGTACTTCTGGAGAAGGTGCAATGCCAGATAATAATTCTCTAGTAGGTGGAGATTTTACTAACAAAACTGGTGTTTGTAGTTTAGACGCTATGCGTACAGGACTACACGGAGGCACTCAAACAACAAACTACCCAATGCTTATGGGTGTTAATTGGTGGGGCTCATATGGCAACGCTGACGCAAGTTACGGAGGTAAATAATGGCTACATACTATTTCAATAATAAAGGCGAACCAGCTACACCATTTACAGTTTCAGGTGAAGAAATGGTTTTAAAAGGTAGAGGAATCAAAGCAATTGCTCCTGATGGAATTGAGGCTTGGAGATTATCTTATAATTTAGTTACTAAAGTAGTAGATGTTGCTTATGAAGGTTTATCTGAAGAAGACGCTATAGCAAAAAAACTTGAAGATGGAACTGCTGAAGCAGCAGCTACTCTACAAGCAGAAAAAGATAAGAGAGCAGTTGAAGAGGCAGAATAATAAATGAGTAATTTAACAGATTTTACAAATACATTTTTAGAACAATCCGAATTTTATGGATTTAAAAAAACCAATGGAACAGGTAATCAATTAGAAGATTTGATACTTCATTTTAGTAATGGTGTAGATGATTTAAATGTTTCTGAACAATCATCAGCAACTTATAAAGACTTATATGATGACAGTTTTATTGCAAAAAGAGGGTTGGTATTTGCTATTAACAGTGATGGTGAATTAACTTTAACATTACAGCCAGCTGCTTAATTAATTTAATTAACTTGAATAGAAAACTATTATAAATATAACGTAAGGGATAAAAAGTAAGGAATAAAAAATTATGGCCACAATAAATTTAGGTAGAATTAAACCAGTATTTAGAGGTGCATATGATGGAGCGACAGCTTATGTGGTAGATGATATCGTCACAGTTGGAGCTGCTGGAGTTGTAGAAACTTTCATTTGTATTTTGGCTTCAACAGGCAACGCTACATCTGATACTACCTATTGGACAAAATTAGCGGCTAAAGGTGGAGATGTTACACAGTTAACAACTCAAGGAGATTTAATCATAAGGGATGCTGCTGGAGTTGCAAGATTACCAGCGGGAACTTCTGGACAAGTATTAAAAACACAAGGCAGTACATCTGATCCAATTTGGGGAGATGATGGTGCTGAAACAATAACAACACAAGGTGACGTTCTTTATAGAGATGGTTCAGGACTTCAACGTTTAGCTGCAGGTACTTCAGGACAAGTATTAGTAACTGGCGGAGCAGCTGCAAACCCTACTTGGGGTGCAGGAACTTTCATACAATGGGATGTAAAAAGTGCAAATTTTACTATGGTATCTGGCGGCGCTTATATGTGTGATACAACAGCAGCGGCATTTACTATGACACTGCCTGACAATCCATCAAATAATGACCACGTTTTAATTAATGATAGTCACGGAAAATTCAATACAAATAATTTAACTATTGCAAGAGCCGCTAACAAGGAGAATATTGCAGGATCGGCTTCAGATTTAATTGCTGACACTGATTATGCCTCATTTAGACTTACATATAAGTTTGATTCAGGAACATCTACGAATTACGGCTGGATATTAACATAGAATTGATAGGAGATAAATGAGTAATTTATCAAAAATACTAGGCGGATCATCAAACACAGACCCGAGAAAAGAAGGACTACCTTTATTCGGACTCTTTGGTCAAAATGGTGACCAAAATCACCATTTGAATTATAGAGTCTTTGACTCTAACTTTAGACAAGTAAACTCACCTTGGGGTGCAGTTTGTAACTCTACAACAAATTATAGATTTGGGATGATGGGAGACGCTTCTCACGCTTACTCATATAATGACCACGGTACTGATATTGGGTACGCAAACCTTACTACTGAAACTTACAGTTCTTGGACTGCTTGGAATAAAAGTTTATACCAAGTTGACCAATACCCACACGCTCAATACTATACTGCTTCACGGAATGGTGCAATTTCTTGGCATTCTTATCACAATATAACTTCTTCATTTGAGTATCAAGTTGGTTGGACAAAAATTAATATGAATCTTCCTGAAGGTTGCAGACCTAGACGGATATTTACTAACAGACGACATTCTTTGAGAGAAGTATCTGGATTACAAGGTACTGCTAATTTTGACCATTACGATTACAGTTCACACTTAATTGATCCATCACCTCTTAATTACGCAACTGGTACTGGATACAATGAAAAAACTAAAATGTTAGTTATGATTCACTCTGGTGATGAAGGTGGAAATACTTCCAAATCTATTCACATATTTAAGTCTTCTAAAGATTTAAATTCAGTTAAAAGAATTAAAGACTACTTTGATAACTTAACCTCTACAGAATACTTTACTGATACTTGGACTAATCAAAATGTTAAGGATTGGTGTGTTTGTGTAGGTAATAATGGTTGGGTTGGTTTTGGTTTGAAACAAAGTAACAGTAAAAGATATTGTGCGTTTGATTGTAATATTAAAGGTACAGGAGTAGATATAACTGGACCAAGTAGAAGATACCTTGATTGGCAAGACTTTGCAGGAGGAACAACTACATCTTATGGAGCTTCTTCAGGACACCAATACTATACTAAATATCAACCAACTTGGGATGGAACTTGGGCAATAATTTATTCACCATATTATTATTATGGTCCTGGTATGAATGCTTTTGCAATGAGTATAGAAAATCCTAGAAAATTTATTAACATAAGTCAAACACATACAGATTATCCTAATCCTTATATGGCTTGGGGACGTACTGGATTTCACGGTGGTTGCAGTCATAATACAGATGGTACAACTTGGCGTACATTTGCTTTTTCATTTGATCCAACGGATTCTGACCATACTATACCAACTAAAGTTTATATGGGTAGCTCTTCTGGAGACTCAATTAATCCAGATAATAATTCCCACGTAGGTGGAGAATACGATAACAAAACTGGTGTTTGTAGTTTAAGTGAATGCTATACAAATTTAACTGGTGGTTATTATTCAACTTGTTACCCAGGACTATTTGGGATTAATTGGTGGGGCGCATACGGCGCTGGTGCTGATTCAAGTTATGGAGGTTCAGGAATAAATTCCTAGGAGAAAATTATGATATATTATTTCAATTCACAAAACGGTCTTCCTGCTACACCAAATGTTGACGCAGGTGAATCACTTGTTAAACAAGGTTTGGCAATTAAAAAAGAAGATGTTCCAGCAGATGTTGAAACTTGGAGATTATCTGTAAATGTTGAAACTGGAGCACTTACTGTATTTGCTGAAGGCAAGCAAGAAGCTGACGCTTTGATTGATAAAGCAGCTGCTGATAAAGCTCTTTCTGACGAAGGAACAGCAAAAAGTGCAGCTGATGAAAAGAAAGAACGTGATAGACAAGTTGCTGCTGGTACGCCGTAAGTATTAAATATACTTTCTATTATATAATGATATGTATGACATTAAAGAATTAACAAAAGACCTCCATCAAATCGCTGAAGAACAAGGGTTTATCAAAACTCTTATGTCTACCAGCACCAAACCAGGTGCTAGCACCAACATCAACTCTAAACTTTACGCAATATATCTTTACAATCAGTTACTTTGTTATGCTGAAGTAGAGAAATATGGATTAGAAAATTCATTGTTTAGAACAACAACTGGATTACCTAGAGCTGAGCATATAGATTATGATTTTAAAGCTTTATGGACAGGTGATTCAAATCCTACTACTCTACCAAGTACAGTAAATTATATTAAACATATTCAAACTATAAAAGAAGAACCTGAAAAAT